AATACAACGCCATAATTACGGCCCATAGCTGTGAAGGCGTTGACACTACCTCCATATCCGCAAGAAAGTATTGCCACTTTTCCAATTTGCCGTTGTGCCGGAGTTACTTCTGGTTCAGGTACGCGAAAAATACTGGATGCTTCTCGAATATAAATGTCCTTATTTTCTGCAAAAACAGCAAGCACTTCCTTCGCAGCAGGGTGCATTGACAACCAAGGATTAAGCCGTGCTTCAATAGCCACCCAATCTAGCACCACAAAAACACTGCCGGGGGCGGGGATTATAGCCGGACGCAACATACCCTTTAAAACTTCGCTCACGCTGATTCCATGAGCGGGCACGAGGGATTGACCACCCAGCATGGCTTCACGCACCGCTACAGGGTCTTTAGCTGTCTTGCGGGCCATATTCTGTAGCTGTAATCCATAAGAAGCCAATCGGCCTGTAGCGCTACCGCCATTAAAAACAAAAGCCCCGCGTACCCGATGATCTTCTGTATCGGCTAAATTAGCCATACGCGTGAATTTAGCAACGCTTGAGGCCCAAATATCTGTGGCGCACTGCAACACATCAGCTACATCTGCCGGTACTTCATCGGGATATTCTTCTGCCATAGCCAGTAGATTGGCTCTAACAGTCTTATCAACCGATTGTTTAGCTTCACCATCCTTAAATACGGTCATTAACTTCAATGCTTCCGGCCCAAGTCGTTCTTGTACCCACTGACGCATTTTAGGACTTCTAACACTTGTAATAGCGCCCTTGGTAATATCTTGCACAAGGGTTTCTACTTCCTTTAATTCTGCGGCTGCATACTGCGTAGCGGCAGTAGCCAAAGGCACATCTACCAATACACCGCGATCATTAATTTCTTCGTTTCTATGATAGTCCTGCAATTCTTCAGGAGTTAAGCCACGCATCCCCTGACTTATAGCTCTCATTGCCCTTACATCTTGTTTGCAGTATTCATACATTTCTGCAAGCAATTCAGGATCGCTACTAAATTCACTATCTTTATTTGGGATGCTTAACTGACGGATAAGATAAGCTCCACGCGGGTCTTTTTTTAGCCCCATGCCAGCAAAACGCCCTACATCTTCCAAGGAACCGGGGAAGCAGTTAGCGCGGGCTTGTGCTGCGGTGCAATACCAAGATTCTAAGCGCGGCTCCGGCACACAAAACTGAGAACAGATAACATACCAAGTAATGAGCCGATCAAAAGAGGCGTTATGCGCTCTAATTTGATGACCTGATTTGAAATAATCAGCAACATCATGTGGAAAAGGATCAGTAGGCAACCACAGTTGTACTTCTTCATCATCAAAAGCATACGCCATGCACAGCGCATCCGTGGAAGCGTGTTGAGCATAATTATACGACCCAGATAAAATCAGGTCGCAGCGACTTTTTGTTTCGTAATCGAGCCAGAGTATAGACATATAGAACTCAAAAAATTGCCACCGCATTTCTGCGGCGGCAAAACCTTCGATTAAACTGCCCGGCGGCGACGCCCGGCAGCGGGTGCTTCGGCTTGAGCAGCAAGGGCTTCTTCAGCTTCAGCTTCAACTTCAGCTTCAACCCCCGATTCTTCCAATTTAAGCATTGGATCGGTGTTTTCCATTGACACCCACTTAACAATTTCAAAAATAGGGGTGAAAATCTTACCATAGCGATCATGGATATAGTGCTCGCTTTTCAGACAGACCGTAGCTACAGGTGTAGTCGGGTCTGTCATAATGTGCGTTGCAATTTCACTGCCGAGATTTTGCGCTGCTCGGCGTCCGCCAACAGAAGCGGTAGCAAAACGCACTTCTAACCCTTCATCAACTCCGGTAGTGCAAACCAAAGTAAAACCGATTTGCTGCTCCCATCCCTTACGGGCACCAGCGGGGGCTTCTTCCAACGGCGGCAAAGGCTGTGTAATAGCTACCATACGCTCGCCCAGCAATTCACCATCACCCCAAGCAACAAAGCCGTGAATGAACGAAAAGGGGTTTACAACCCACAACGCACCGGACTCAATTTCTGTCTGATCCACACCATAATTCCAATGCCCGGTTTTGTCCATCTTAAGCAGGGTGCTATCGCCATTTGAAGTTTTGGCATTTGTACGGAGTCCTTCTGCCAATGCTTTTAATGCTGGCAATCCCGCGTTTTTGAATAAAGTAATAGCTGACATTATTTGTTATCCTTAATTTAAGTTAATTTAGAAAGGGCAGCATTGAGTTGCCGTCCGATTTGCAACACCGCAGGTCGTGGATCGCTGTCCTCTACCAACGTACTTCCCGAACTGACAGAAACTACTAATTCATCAGGCAGTTTGGTATTGTGTTTTTTAAGCACTTTTTCCGCTTGCGCTGGTGAGATAAGTTCTTCCTTAATCAGTTCGTTTAGTTCTATGCCCAACGCTGTTAAGCCGATGATAGCTTTGTCAGAGCTGATCCATTGTCGTGATGCGCGCTTGGCTACTAATTTATAGCCGGGAACAGGAATGTCCGCTTCTAACAACTGATGGGCCAAACCTCGCGCCGCAGATACCAAGTTTTCCAATAAATCAGCTTTGGCTAAAAAGGCGCTAAGCTGTTCGGGCTGTATTCCTTGCAGTTGCGTGGCCAATGCTCTATCCGCCTCTCCGGTCATCAAAGGGCAAATAGTCTTGGCAGTACACCAGCGGCAATGAGAGCCCGTAGCAAGCGTTGCATTTTCACGGCTCGATTCACGCACCGCAGCTACTAACTGCCGTTCAAAGGCTTTGACGCGTTTAACGGTTGTGCGCCATACCTTCATGGCTGGCGGCTGCACGATGGCTATATCTATTTCTGATACACCATCGAACACCCACGCTAAATTAGGCGTTCGCATGGCAGCGGCGGCATAGAACAGCCCTTGCATATTTTCTTCCGCTTCTACCAATATGCCAGAACCAAATTTCCAGTCCAAGATAAGAGCGCGATTGTCAATACGCCCAATCAGATCAGAAGAACCAAATACGCCCGCCATAAAATCGCCAAAGTTGACTTCAACTTCAGGCATAAATTCCATTGTACTGTGCGGGTCTAATTCACTTAATTTGGAAAGGGCGGGGAGTATTTTATCCTCCAAGAGTTCTTGCGATAGCACATGCCCCTTATAGGCCATGCCCAATACTTCTTGTGGCTGTAAGCCATGATCAAGAATTTCAGCCATAGCATTATGCAATAGTGTGCCTTCATCTGCGTATGTACTGGATGACTGGGGCGGCATTTTTGCTACCAGATTTACTGAGGCGGGGCAGTTAATTACGCGGGAAGCGGTGGAACCACCAACGATAGAGGAATGCTTCATTATTTGCCCTTAGTTAATTTAATTTGAACGATCAATATAGCACATACAAACAACTTGTCAAATACTTTTTTATACTTTATAGTTGCCTCCATGAATGACTTAGAGCGCGACATAGAGCAGCACCTTATATGGGCTATCGCATTGGTAGGTGGAAAAACCTACAAATTCAAGTCGGTATCCCAAAGCGGCGTCGCTGATCGTATTGTCTGTTTTCCTAACGGCGAAACGTGGTTTGTTGAGATCAAACAGGCTAAGGGAAAGTTATCTAAACTGCAAGAAATTTTTGCTGCTGAAGTTATTGCATTGCAGCAAAAATATATTTGCTTATGGTCAAAAGAACAGGTGACTCAATGGGTAGAAACACAATGCAATTAAGAGATTACCAAGAGCGCGGCGCGGATTTTCTGTTCGAGCATGACCGCGCCATGATCCTAGCCCCTGTAGGGGCAGGCAAAACCGCTATTGCCCTCACCACCATGAAGGAAATGCTTGAAGCAGGTCATGTTAAGCGATGGCTGGTGGTGGCTCCAAAGCGCGTCTGTACCGATGTATGGGATCAGGAACGCCTGAATTGGGCTCCTACCATTACTATGGCTATAGCCGTAGGTACTCCTAAGAAGCGCGCAGCAGCATTTGCCTCTGATGCGGAGATAGTGGTTACTAACTATGACAACTTGCAATCGCTGCCCTCTGCCCATTCTTTTGATGGGGTTATCTTTGATGAATTGACCAAACTAAAAGAGCCTTCAGGAGTACGCTATAAAGCAGTTCTAAAATGGCTAACATCTATTAATATCCGCTGGGGTTTGACAGGATCATTTACCAGCAACGGCTTGGAAGATACCTTCGGGCAATGCAAGATCATAGATCAAACGCTATTAGGCCGCTCCAAGAGTGCTTTTTTACAGCAGTATTTTGTCTGCATTAACCGCGACTTCGGGCAATGGGAGCCGGTGAGAGGATCATTGGAACAGGTAATGCAACGCATCAAGCCCGCTACCTTCGTGTTGGATAACGCGGAGTATCGGGACAAGCTACCAATGCTGCATACGGTCAAGCTGCATTGTGATTTTCCAGAGCGCGCGGCCTACAAGCAAATGAAGGACAACTTTGTAGCATCTTTCCCCGATGCCAAAATTGTAGCCCAAAACGCAGCGGTAGTAGTGGGCAAGCTACAGCAAATGGCAAGCGGCTTCGTGTATGAAACCACGCGAACGCCCAATCCTAATAAGCCGGGTAAATTTATCCTTACTCAACGCCCGATATGGTTTTCCACCCATCGTTTTGATTTGCTGGAAGAAATACTAGCGGAAAATCAACGCGCTAATACTATTCTCGTTTACAACTATAAGGAGGAATTGGCTGAACTCAAACGCCGCTATCCTCACGCGCAGACTTTGGATGACAGCAACGCCAAGGATCGCTGGAATAGGGGTGAAATTGAACTGCTGTTACTACACCCCAAATCAGCCGCGCACGGCCTTAACCTGCAATACGGTGGCAGCAAGATTGTGTTTGTATCCCTACCGTGGTCTATGGAATTGTTTGAGCAGTGTATAGGCCGCTTGCATAGAACCGGGCAAGTAAATGATGTGTGGTGTTACATACTGCTTACTGATAGCACTGTGGACGAACGGATTTTAGCTTCTTTGCACGATAAACAATCTTTAGCTGATATAGCATTAGGAGAACTGAAATGACACGAATTGAACTTCTTAAACTGACCCTAGCCATTGCCAAGGCAGACCTTAAAATCAGCACCCGGCGGTATAACGCAGCTAAGAAAAGCCACGAAAAAGTGAAAAAAGCGGTGGATATTCTTGAAAGTCGATTAAAACTCTTGTCAAAAAGTATTTGACAGCGTATATTGAATTCTCGGAGGTAGTAATTATGGCGCATTTAACTTGGCGTGTATTAAATAACGAGTTGCACAGTTTTTCAGAAGAAAAAGTATTAAGCCTATTAAATGAAGAACTTGTAGGTGAAAAACGGTTATCAATCTTACGGCGTTTGCATCAACGGTATTCTATTTTAAGAGCAGACCGAGAACGCATTGAAATTTTATCTCAAGCAAAGAGGGTTTAATCATGGCGCATGAACTAAGTGTACGAAAAAATGGCTTTGTTGAAATGGCTTTTGTGGGTGACACGCCTTGGCATGGTATGGGGCAAGAACTGGAAGAAGATGCTTCTATTGAAGAATGGCGTGTTGCTGCTGGCATGGATTGGGAAATACAAAAATCCCCGGTGGAATATACATTGGAAGGTGATATGTTCTCCGTTCCTTTTCCCGGCCAGAATGTTTTACATCGTTCTGATACCCATGCCCCTTTAGGCATCGTATCTGACCGCTATAACCCGGTACAACCCGGTGAAATTCTGGAATTTTTCCGCGATCTGATGGACGAGAATGATTTTAAAATTCGCACCGCAGGTACGCTATTTGGCGGCAAGCGCTTCTGGGCGTTGGCTGAAACCGGGCAGTTTGGGGAGGTGTGCAATGATGATGGCCTTGGCGGTTTCCTGCTTCTTAGCAGTTCTTGTGATCGAACTCTGGCGACCACTGCTCGTTTTACTACTATTCGCGTTGTTTGTAACAATACCCTTAGCCTTGCTCATAATGATATGGCTAATTCGGTTTCCTTTAGCCATATTAAAAGCTTTAATCACGCGGCAGTAAAACAGCAACTAGGTGAAGCCGTAGCCAGCTTTGGTGCTTTCATGGGTATGGCGCAATCTTTACAAGAGCAGAAGCTATCCTCTAAAGACGCAGTAGCGTTTCTGGCTGATCTGTTAACCCCAGTAACCCAAGTCAAAGAGGAAAATTATGATATAGCAGATAACCGCGCCTATCGCCGGATTCTGACGCTATTCAAAGACGATGCTAAAGGCATTGATCTGGTGGGGCATACCAAATGGGGAATGCTGAACGCCGTAACTGAATACTATGACCATTGGGCACCAGCTAGAAGCAGCGAAGCGCGCCTTAATTCAGCATGGTTTGGCAACGGCGACAAGATCAAAGACCGCGCCTTAGCGCTGCTGGCGGCTTAGTATGGGGCTCAAAGGACGTATCATAATTGGTGTCCCCTCAACGGAAGCCCAAACGCCTGTTTTACAACGCGGTAAAAAATTTGTGAAAGCGCGACTGCTTTGGGCTAAAGATCAAAAAGCTGCGTTAAAGGCCGATGAACGAATGCAATCAACGGCGAAAAAACGCGTACATATTTTAAAGAGTGGCTACTAGCTGGAAGCTAAAAGTATGGCGGTAGTAATTATTATGGGAGCCCTATAATGTCAAATCCTTACGAAAAACGAGCGCATGTATTTACACCAGAAGTGATTGCTGAAATGGCGAAGCAGAACAAAGAGTATCGTGAAAATAAGTACCCAATTCTTAAGGACTTTAATGATGTATACAACACTAAACGAAATACGTCTACACAGTCCCTGTAGCTATGGATGGGATGCAGAAGGAATTGGCTAACGTCTGCTACGCAACAGAAAATTCCCCGATATTTGTTTGATTCGCTGTTCCAAATCATAATCATTCTGGCAATCCGCGCCGCAGAGCTGCCCTTTTTTTATGGGGGTGTTGCAGATCAAGCAGCGGCCTGTAAAGGGCATGGCTTTGCGTTCGCGCACTTCTTTTATGGATGCGTCTCTTTGGTGCTGCTCATATTCTGCTGCATCTTCCAAAATATCAGTCATATTAGTTAGCGTACTTTTTTAGAGGTTGGTGCAGAAGCGCCCAGCCAGTTCCGGGATCAGGATAAGCAGTAAGCTTACAGCCTTCAAATTGTTCAGTTAAATGAAGTCCGTTTTTTGAATAATTCATAACTAATCACTTTTTCTTTATTTATTTAGCTATATTTCCACCAACAGGATAGGTTGCTCCTGCTGGAGCTTGAGTAAATGCCTTTTCACCTTGTTGAACATGACCATTATTCCAAGGGCTTTCCATAATCGGACCATAGCAACTAGCTAGTTTTACGCCATTAATTGATTTAGCTTGAATTTCACATGGAAAACTCCACATATTGCTCATGCCTGTTGTAGGTGTTTGTCCTATTGTAAAAGTTCTAACAGTTGCGGTAACAGTAGTCCAGCTTGGACCTTGTGGATAACTTGTTTGTGGAGGAATTCCAAACAAAGACCAAACTTTATTAGGGGCATGATCGCAAGATCCGTTCATAAGATCTAAATTGGCAATAGAATCCCCAGTCAAAATCGGGCAAACTGCCACGCCTTCTCGAAAAGTTTTTCCTTGAACTGTTATGGTTTTTCCAGTAGGAATTGCAGCAGAAGCAGCACATAAAGCATATTCTTGATTTTTACAAATTCCAATGTTTGCTGAATGAGCATTTAAAGAAATAAAAAATAAAACAAAAAGTATTTTTTTCATTTTGCTACCTTTTCTAAAAAGTCGTATTGGTTGTAACTGGTATTTCATTTTAATGTTGCTGCTTGTTCTCTAACCCACTTCTGCAAATCTTCAAGCTGCAAAGTCGTTGCAGCACACTGACCCGCCAGAATGTCGTAGTCTGCTATTTTGGGATCGTTAGCAAGAAATGCGTGGCTGGTTGGGCCATTAAAGCTGATGGTGGTGTTGGGAATGGCGGGCAATCTTTGGGCAATGGTGGCGTCGCGCAACCGCTTAGTGTAATACTGATTAAGGCTAGTAATGCCAGCTTGGTAAGCATCATTTATCTCCTGAGTTTGTTTAGTGCTTTCAGCTTCAACTTTTTTAGTACGCGCTTCTTGAGCTTGCGTTTGAATTTTAATTACGGCTTCAAATGCGTGTAACCGCGCGTCCCCTATTTTAAAACCTATGAAAGCTCCAAATAAGAAAATAATACCCGCCGTTACAATTAGTATAATCTGGCTAGGGGTTAGCATTTGTTGTCCTTATAGTATCAAAGCCCATGCAAGTGTTGTATTCCCTATCCCTGCGCTTGGCAAGTGCAGCATTGTACTTTCCGTGAAATTGTGTCCAAAGCTTCAATTCATTACAAGCCCCGGCATAATTCTGGGTATTAAGCCGGATTACCAAGGTGGATTTGCAGAAGGCTGAAGTGCCCACATTGTAGGCAAAATCCATATAGGCGTCTAATTCATATTGATAGAGCGGCACATGGACACACTTTGCTATAGCTGCTTTGCGGCCTTCCAGATCATTTTCAAGGGTAATTAAAGAGCGTACAGGGGTGGTTACGCTATTCTTAGTGACACCAGCAGTGTTACCAAAGCCGATGGTCAACTTATCCCCCGGCAAGGGCTGCACGGCGCGGCTGGTGTATCCTTCGTTGATGGCTGTACCCACCAACAGACTTGCCGAAATGACCAATGCTCCGAGGGTTTGGCGTTTGTTTATTGGGCTATCTATCATTTGTCTGAAATAGAATCGTCAGTATCAAATCTTAGGATGATGATAAATAACCCGGCTGTGAGATAGAACAAGGCTTGATATAGCGGCCTCACAGGAATGTCTTGAGCAAACATTTGAGCCCCGCCTAACGCCATTATTACGATACCATACCAAACTGTCCGCGATTTTAACGCTTTCAGCAGAGTATTCATTTTGATGGTTTCTTGGGGGGCTTTGCAGTGGGCTTTGCAGTGGGCTTTGCAGTGGGCTTTGCAGTGGGCTTTGCAGTGGGCTTGATAGTCTTGGCGGCTTTGGCGGGCGCAGCGCGCTTTGTGGGGGCTTTTTTATTCTTGGTAGGCCGGGTATTGATTGTAACGATCAGATTTTCTTCAACAGCAGGAGAAATACCCGCAGGGGTATTCTTATCCATCCCAAAAAACCATCCCCACCACGGAAAATACCCTCTCATTATTTGTCCGCCTTACCGTCTAGTTTGGTGAAAATCTTATCCAGCGCTTTGTCTATCTTATCAAATCTGGATTCGAAATCCACTCGCCTTACATAATTCGTTGGGAGGCTTACTTCGATTTTAGTTAAATCATCTTTTAAGGTGGCTATCATCTCCCATATTTGGCGGGCGAACCACCCTAAAGAAGCTAAAATGGCTGACAATACTATATCCAGTATGACTTGCCAATCGGGGCTCAACTTAATTCACCGAGGCGCTACCGGGCGCGGCGCTATCCGTTGGAGCCGCAGGCTCAACAGGAGTAGCTGCTGCGCTGTTAGCCGCATCTTGGATAGCTTGGAATTGTGGGCTGCAAGCCTGACCTAAAAGTGTCAATAACTGGAATACTTCTTTGGCGGGCCTATTTTCAAGATACTGAAAAATAGATAGCATTAATTCGGAATTAATAGTGATGGTATTTTGAGCCATTTTCAGCCTCTTTATTTAGGGATTACTATTTTGATGCAATATAGCACAACAAAAAAAACAAGAATAGCCCAGATTTCAGCCACAGGCTAATTTTTCCAGCACTATCGTCGGAAATACAAAGGTTTCAGCGTCGTGGGGTACAAATTCCCACCATAAAAACTGGTTTTTTGCTAAGTTATTTCTACTTTTCAAAAGGTTAATATTCTCAGGGTGCCCAAAAATAAGCGGGTCTGATATCGACCATAGAACTATACCCGGTTTTCCCTCACTCCATGCAAGATGCTGGAAAAAGCTATCGCAGCTTACCCAAGTGCGGCATTCCTTGAGCAAAAGCTTAAGTTCGGCAAGAGGTAAATTTTTGCGAAAATCAGGCACTAGCTGTTCTTCGCCTTCAATTCCTATCTGTATGATGGGCTCGTCAATTAAGGCAATCAATTCCCGCCAGAACGGGTAATTTTTGGGGTTCTGCTTGCCGCTAATCAGTTTTTTGGTGTAGGGGGAAATAATTATCATAGATATAATTTCCGGTAAGCATTTTCCAAACTATCCTTCCACTTCCACAAGTCCATCTTTTTATATACATTCCACTGGTCAATATCCCCAAACAGATGTTGCGCTTCCGCTATTGATTTACCCGGCACTACTTCAGGATAACAGGTAAAAAGTTCTGGGTTCTTGATTTCAGGGAGGATTTTGCTAAAGACGATGTGATCGCCTAACCCACCATTCAGAACTACCACTGTTTTGTCTTTGAACTTGAGCACATTCCTGAAAATCTGCTCATCGTGATGGTACAATTCTTCCTTGGTTTCGCTGCGAATGCCGCCTTCATGGTTCCTGAAGTGCCAAGTATTTGCGTTTGGAACTACCAATAGCTTGTAGCCTTTTCTGAAAAGGCCATAAGTGAACAATGTTTCTTCCCGATGGGCCACACGAGATAGCCCCAAGTTGTAGTCATGCACTCCGGCGCGATACAGGAATGAACAATGTAAATGCTCCACTTCCTTCTGGGCTCTTATTTCACCCCATTGGATATTATTTTCTATATCAATATCTGTTATTCGCCCGGTTGAAGCGGAAATTCGCGGGATTGGCGGCGTCAGAATGCTGCCACCTATAGCCCCTATGTTCAAAGCGGTATAACTGAACAGACGCTCTAATACGCTAGGCTCAGGTATTGCATCGTCGTCAACGCGCCATACCCATTCAAACCCCATGCTATTCGCGCGTTGATGAATATGATGCTGGCCTTTTTTATCTGCGAACAACCATTCCCATTGAATACCCTTAATATCCAGTATTTGAAAAAAATAGGTATATAGCATTTCCTTACGCATATCCTGCGGATCATCATTATCATCAAAGATGATTAGCTTATCAGGCAGGCGCGTCTGATTGATAATGGCGTTCAGCACCAAGGGCAGCGTAGTGAAATACCTGCCTCGCGTAGCC